TTCCGAATAGTATTCCTGCTGCTGTGCTTACTCTCGCTAAGTATCAGTATCAAATGGCATTTGTGGCAGATCAAGAAATAAATATGCTAGCATGTCTTACTGAAATCATGGTGGAGTGTGAGTTCAAGTGAACAAGAATGAACTAGAGGAACTTAGATATGATGTAGCACATTATCTACTGAGTAAAATGAATAAGGGTTCTCAGTTTCAATATGCTCTAGATCGTATGATTCAACTCTGTGATCACTATGATGAAGAAGGGTTGAAAGAGATTCTTTCTGAATCAAAAACAGATATGAAAGATCATCTTAAAAAGAAAAAGTCTAAGGGTGGGGGATTCTAAATGAGCGACAAAATTGTATGGTCACAAAAACCATTAATTTCTGATAGAGAATGTATTCTCTTATGCTTGAAGAATGCTCCTTGTGGCACTAGTAAAAAACAAGTTGACCGATTAATTAAAAATTATGAAACAAATGAAAACAAAAGTTAAAGCACAAGTCAAATCTAGATTTTATTATTTCTTCTGGGGAACTGCTACTGTAGCAGTTGTTTTGGGTCAACTTTATGTTGGAACTGGATATCGCACCCTAGCAGAAAGTATGTTTCAACTTATCGATCAGGTTGATGGAGTTCTTCTTTATCAAGGTGATGATCCTCACAATGGATTTGTCAATCGATGATATTGACTGAGAGTGATGCGGTTTATGCCGCAAATAAATTTATTGATTATTATACTCAGTTCAATCGTATTGATGATTACCTAAGGCACATCAAGGAAGATAGAGGTGAGAATAGAGCAGGATATCTTCCTGGTTTTGGTGCAGACTCGGACATGTTTGATAAGTTCGATATGCATCCCAACGATATGAATTTTGAAGTTCATGTTGTTGATACTGATATTAAAAGTCGTTCAAAATATAATCAGTGGCTTTATTCTGAGATACTGAATTTGACTGCATCTAATCCTATCGAAGAAGCAATTCCTGGTAGGACGCACAAATGGATTGTGGTTGAGACAAACACCGATAAGGTTGTTGGTGTTGTGAGGTTTGGTTCACCCACCATTAACAGTAAACCACGTAATAATTACTTTGGTGAAGTCAAATCTCTTAGTGATATTAATGCTCATTTCGTTATGGGTTTTAATATCGTACCTACTCAACCTTTTGGATTTAATTATCTGGGTGGAAAACTATTAGCTCTTTTGGCATCATCAAAAGAACTGAAGCAGCAGTTTGATGGGAAATACGGAACAGATCTTAAATACTTTGAGACTACCTCTCTTTACGGAACCACTAAGGGTGTATCAATGTATGATGGACTTAAACCTTTCTTGAGACATATTGGAGACACTGAGAGTAAGTTCTTGCCATTGTTTCACGATGATGTGTTCAGGGACTTCTTCTGGTGGTTTAATGAACGTAACGGTGGAGAGCGTTTGATTTCTGCTGATAAGTCATCCAAGAAACTCAAGATTCAAGTCAAGATGATTTCTATCATCAAGAACTCTTTGAATGATGAAGATAAACTAAAGCAGTTTAATGATTGTATTGCTCATGCAATGTCTCTCACAGAAAAGAAAAGATATTATCTTGGAGACTTCCGTCATACCTCCGAAGAAGTAATTGCCTGGTGGAAGAAGAAAGCATCCAAGCGTTTTGAAAAACTCCAGTCTGAAGACAGAGTAAGGACTGAACTTGAGATTTGGGGATCTACGGAAAATATGGAGATCATTAGATAATGGAACTAAAAGATTGGCTTAACTCAATTAATTTCAATAAAGAAGATCTTACAGAACATATTAGTTCATATCCTCCATACATTGTTAATCGTTGTCTATCTGGACATCTAGATTGCATTATGTTTGCCAATGAAATGAACAAGCATAGTCATCTAGATAAAGATATGCAATATTCTTTTTATCTAAATAGTCTGAGGAAAAGAAAGAGATTCTCTCCCTGGCTCCGAAAGGATAAAGTCACGGATCTAGAATGTATCAAAAAGTATTATGGATACAGTAATGAAAAAGCATCTCAAGCTCTGAAAATCCTGACTAAAGACCAGATTAACTTTATTAAACAACGACTTGATGTTGGAGGAATGAAATGACACAAACAGTGGAACCTACTGTTCAGTGGTCCCAAGACCAAATGGTAGAGGTGCTTCTTAATGAACCGGATGACTTTCTGAAAGTAAGAGAAACCCTTACCCGTATCGGTGTAGCATCACGTAAGGAAAAGAAACTCTATCAGTCCTGCCATATCCTGCACAAACAGGGAAGATATTTTATTGTTCACTTCAAGGAACTGTTTGCCCTGGATGGTAAACATGCTAACTTGACGGTCAATGATGTACAGAGACGTAATCGTATCACACGTCTGCTTGCTGACTGGGGACTTATTAGTGTTGTTAAAGAAGATAGTGTTTTAGACATTGCTCCTTTGAATCAAATCAAGGTGCTTGCTTATAAAGATAAAGGTGAGTGGCAGCTTGAGCAGAAGTACAATATCGGTAAGAAAGGAAAACAGCAAGAAGCAGAATAAATAAAACGTGTCTTTCGTGCGGCACACACTCTACAATCGGAACACCCTACAAAGAGGTTCGGTTTACCCGTTGCCTCTTTTTTTCTGTTCGTGTATAATTAGTAATGTCAGAGGAGAGGGGGTTTGACTCCCCCTTTGACGCCAAAGGTTGCCTTCGGGGACCACAAAACACAAACTCGCTTTCAAAGGAGCTACTATCATGGGTAACATTAACACCTACAAGTATGGTGCGTCGGATCTTCCTGCGCTGTTGGATAAGATTTCAAAAAATAGTATTGGTATGAATGATTACCTAAATAGGGTATTCGATCTACACGAAACCACGTCGAACTATCCGCCATATAATCTTGTTGAAGTAAGCAACGTTGAAAATAGATTAGAGATTGCTCTGGCGGGGTTCAGAAAAGCAGAAGTCAATGTATACACACAAGATGGTAAACTCTTTATCGAAGGTCAAAAGGAGGATACTGAAACGGAAACCAACTACTTGCACAAGGGTCTGGCTCAACGGTCATTTACTAGAGCGTGGACGCTCAGTGACGATACAGAGGTTCGATCAGTTACTTTTGAAGATGGGTTATTGAGTGTTACCCTAGGTAGGATTGTTCCCGTTCATCATCAGCGTAAAGACTGGTTCTAAATAGTAGTGGCTACCTTGTTAAATATCGTCGCCGCAGAGGGGCAACTGGCAAAATCCAGTTGACGCCCCTCTTTTTTCTTGGTAGAATACTCTTGAAGTTAAAACGTCTCATGGCACCCAAGAAAAAAGAGTATGTTGAATGCGTTCAACCCACCACTGGGGAAGGTGTTGAATGGGAAGTGATCAGTCGTAAGGTGACTGAGGACGCTCACAAGCAATGGCCTGATGTCAAGTCAGATCCCTATGATGAAATTGTAGAGATCCGTAAGAAGACATGCTATGGTAATCCTGAGGAAGTCTTTGAGACTTTTGAAACAGCACGTTATCGTAAGTACAAACCTGTCCCTGAACTTCCTACAGAAGTCAAAGTAGAAAAGCAAAAAGTTAAACAAGAAGTAAAAGTAGAATCATGACCATTAAATTACTGTTGCTAAAGTCTGGTGAAGACATGATTGCTGATGTCACAGAGATGGCATATGGCGAAGAGGATGCTCGTAGGGTTGTTGGATATTATCTAAATCGACCTTGTGTGATTAAGATGAGAGACCCTAACGTGCTTGAAGATCAGAGCGAGGGTAGAGGTCGTAAGGCAGGATATGAGGTCTCTCTGTTCCCCTGGATGCCTCTGTCTGCCGAAGAGACCATCCCCGTCCCTGCTGATTGGGTAGTGACCATGGTAGAACCAACTGTTAAACTAAAAGAAATGTACATCGAGGACATTGTAAGTTATGGAAAAGACAATCAAAGCAATTCTACTGACGACAAATCAAGTTCTGATCAGTCAGATTGATGAGGTTGGAGCAGACATCGGAGAACCCGATTGCAAAATGACCAGTCCATTTCTGTTGAAGGATGATGGAACATTAGAACCCTGGTTAGTCTCTGTGTCTCGTCAAGATACTTTTATGATTAGTTCTGATAAGATTATCACTCTCACAGAACCCATGCCCACCCTAGTTGAAAAATACGAAGAGCTCA